TACAGTTCCAGAATGGGATTTTGATGTAGTGCATATTTGGAAAAGTGTAAATCCTATTAATCATCTAGAATACGGTCATGGTGGAGTTAAACTTATTCCAAAACACTTAATTTTAACTGCTGACGAAGACACCGCAGTTGACATTACTACTAGTATTGGTGCAAATATTAAAGTAATGGATGAGATATCAAACATTAACAACTTTGCAACTAGCCCATTTAACGCCTGGCGCGGCGCATTTAGAGAATGTGTTAAATTAGCATCGGGTGTTATTGATAGACAAGTGCAAACAGAAACAGACGAACGTCTTTCAGCTTGGACTTCAAAAGGCGGAAGTCGACCTTTAGGCGAATATGTAAAAGGTGGTGCAAGTGCAGGAGAGTGGTACGGAAAAACATACAAGGGCGATAAAAACGCCCTTGCTATGATTAATGATTACAACTGGTTAAAAGAACAATTTGAGGCGCACATCAAATTGTTTCCTCCAGAAATGTTTTTAGATCAAGAAGAAACTAAATCTGAAGTTAACGGAAATACTGAAGCTATTACAGAAGCACAAGCTCTTGCTACTTCTTGATGTTCTTTTTGTGTACCGTTGCCGCTACGTAGTTCAATAAAATGAATCCAGCTACGTAGCGTACCGTTCATATATAAACGACTTTCCATTAATCCTTCTGGTAATACAGCTCGGGCTTGTTCTTTAGCAATACCGTTAGCAACCGCCCAAGTATACGTATCTCGAACGTATTCAATTAAATCTATTTGACGTTCGTACCATTCACGCTCAATAGCAGTATGTTCTTCATTTAGACGATCAATTTCTATACTGTTTTGTCTATTTTTTGTGTCTTGTAACCTAGCTTCTCTTGTAACAAAGCTAAGGTCCTTTGTGGGGTCTGCGTATCGTTGACTAAACTCTTGAAAACTAAAACTACGATGGCGTAGAATCTGCCTTGCAATGTCCCTTGTTGTCGTAATCTCTAAACAAGCCGACACCATTTCTAATGGACTCCAGTGCTGGTGTTTAATAAGATAGCGAATAAGCTTTTCTGAAGTTTCGATATTAAGTTGATTACTCGGATTTGAAACTCTAGCACAGTAAGCAACAAGTTCTTGAGCGTCAGTAATTCCTAAGTTTGTAAATTCTTCTGTTGGCTGTGAATAGGATAAAAGTTTGACATTCATAATATTAATTCTGATCCTTGGTTAAAACCAATGTTACCTTTAACAAACGTATTGAATGCTAAACTTAGTCTTGTTTTGTTAGAAGTATTTGGTTTGACATAATGATAGAGCGTACTAGGAAAAATGACCAACGAACCATTTTCAACTGGTATGCTCCATTCTGTTGAGTTAAACATTGTAAACTCTTTAGGTATAAAATTCAACAGAAATGGCAATTGCATTTTGTTAAAAGTGATTAACGGTAAACTATCTTCGACATTGATATAATATACACCAGATAATATGCTATTACTATGATTATGGAGGAAGTGTTGTTGGTTAACATCGTTTGTGTTAATCCAACTATTTGTAATGTATATGTCTGTGTCGATTAATAAAAAAGACTTCCAGTACTCGGTTATTTTTTCTTCTATTAGTTTTTTAATACAACAAAGTTCTAAACTATCGAGTACATGAGTATTAACAGATGATTTATTTCCTAGTGTTTGTTCACATACTTCTAAGTTGTTTAGGAAAATTAATTCATCTTTAGATAACAGTCTAAGTTTTTCTTTGTAGACTGGTATAGGAAATAATGGATGAAGTTCACCGTTCATTACCTTAATTTTTTTCTTTTTAGAAATCTATTAGTGTCTTTAATCATGTCTTTTTTAATCTTAGTAGTATCTAACTTAAAATCAACATTTTCTATATCACTTTCGTAAGTAGCTAACATCTGTTTAAGATTAGACTCAAAAGATTCCCAATCGGCCTTAATTTGACTATTATTAATCTTTATTTCCCAGACTTTTTTGTTTTTAAAATTTACAGTAATAGATTCTAAATATTGTATAGGAACAACGTTCAGAGTTATATCGCCGAAAACTTCAGGCCAATGTTCTATGATTTCGTCGGGGAACTTCTTCCCCTTGGTCACGACGTTACAGCGGTTTTCTTCTTAGTAGGTACAAGTTCTTCTGCACGTCTACGCAAATCGGCAGCTTGTTTGGCTAGCTTATCTGCTTGACTACGATAATACTTGGCTTCTGACTCTGGTGTTTCAAACGTTTGATCTTGTTGATTAACAGAACTGCTAGTTGTACGACCTTCGTCTAGTTCTGGAGTTGTAGGCGGAACTTTCTGTACTTTAGCAATTTCTTGAACTTCGGCAGCTTCTTTAGGACTACCTCTCATGGCTAAATCTTGAACACTAACACCCTGTTGTTCTGCAATGGCTTGATTAAGGTCTGAGAGCAAAATAGTAGTTTGCATATTTGGAACTAATTCAACTTGATCTGTTGCAACCTTAGTTAATAGTCCTTTGACATGTAAACTAGGTAACATAGTGCTACCATCAGAAAACATTGAGCGAGCAAGAACTTCACTAAATTCATTAGCGTTCTGTGCCGCAGGCGATTCAACTAGACTAATTAGTTGGTCGTGATAATCTGGTTCTAAGCTTTCTGATTGTATAATAAGACAGTTAAAAGCATCGTTGGGTAGTGTTCTAAAAACAACCATGCAACGTCGACCTGTAGATTTAATTCTTCCTACATGTTTTAAATTAGTAGCCATAGCTTATTGTCCTTGTTTAGGTTGTTTAGAAACTGATTCTAAAAATGTAGCAAGTTTAGTGTAAGTTTGTCCTACTAGTATCATTTCGTTTGGTTTAAAAGAACCTCGTTGAGCAGCAATATCAATAATCATCTTCATTGCCGCTAAATCGTTAAGCGTTAACTCTGTAGATTCTTGAGTAGTTGCTGGTTGTTGCGTAGTTTCTTGTACTGTTTCTTCGGTCATATGATCTCCTTAAATGGATTAAGTATGCATATAGTTATCATTTAAGTTAAATCAGGACATGCAAGTTTGAAGAAACTTAATTCTTTTTCTTGTTCAAATCCGATTTTAGTAACAAAGACAATAGTGTTATCTATTAGATCAACGCCTTGTCCTATATAATATCTATGATTTAGATTATTATAAATCCATGTATCTATACGTTTAAGATAGCTAGGGGTAAATTTTGCAATATTAGTATAATGAAAATGATGTGCTGGGAAAGTAACTTTTCTAAGCCCCAGAGTATTAAGTTTGTTTACCTTGCCGTTTTTTAAAGCCATTATTTGTGACCTATAATCATATATCTAGTATAGGGATTTGTTTCAAAATTGAAATGTTTAGTACCTTCAAACAACATTGTTGAAAGCGGATACTTCTTTTTAAAATCTTCTAAATTTTTTGGACAGTTAATATGATCATCAATTTTTAGATCGTTGCCTTGTAGTACACATAGGTAACCTTCTGGAATATGATCAAACCATTCGTTGCTGCCAAAATGTTCTGTAGAAGTATTTACAATACAGTTAGTGCCGTCGTTAAAGTTGAGTTCATTAGCATCTTTAGGCATAGCTCTAAACTGCCATTCATGACTCCAGGTGTTATTAACAGTATTTGCCACAGAACACGCACTCGCATCTAAATCGTAACTACGACACCATTCTACTTGCTGTCGTCCACGAGTCTTAAGTATAAAATGAAAAAGCCCATACCAACCACCTAGCATACTAATACGCAAGATGTTGATATGGGCAGAAATACGTTCTAATTCTTCAGCGGCCCAAATCTTACTTTCAACTTGGCCCGCTGAAAATGCATCACTATCAATTTTTAAATTCATAGTATGCGTGAGCACCAAACGGAGGCACAATAGTATTGTTACCATGAATCACAAAGAAAGTGTCACAGTAGTTTTCGTCACCCCATGAACCGTATGGATAACCGTCGGTGAACATAATGAACTTTTTAGGACTAATATCATTCTCTTTCATGTAGTCCCAATTAGCCATAAACTCAGTACCACCACCGCCCATTACTTCATACTCCATAATGTCGGCACCGTAGCCGTCAAAGTCTTGTTCGTTATAAACTCTAGTATCAAAGCACCACAATTTAATCTTGTATTCTTTGTACTCGTCCATAATACCTTTGACTTCTGAAATAAAGTCTTTAGCTTGATCGTCTCCGATAGAACCTGACATATCAATAGCAACACAGATGTCAATAGTTTCATCAAAGTTAGTACCTGGAAGAATAGCGTTCATGTGCCAAGCCTTGCGGTTAGGACGCATAAAGGTATAATCGTTTTTAATAGTGCTTTGAATTTGCTGGCGCAGAATTTCACGCCAGTTCATCTTAGGCTCAGTGAGTTCACGGATCATACGTTGGATCTCGGCAGGAGTATTGCCTGCACCTGCCGCCTGAGCAGCCGCCATCATTTGTTCTTTGATTTCGTCACGAATCTGTTTGAGTTCTTCTTTGCTATACTGCGGACGATTACCTTTTCCGTCCTTTTCCCAGTCGATGTGTTCGTCAAGCAATTGACCCAATGCACTCAATTCTTGCTCATCCATGTCGTTGTAAATTTCGTCATAGATTTGTTCAGTGCTTTTACCGTAGTGTTTGGTATCGTGGAAGATTTTGATCTTAGGGGGAACTTCGCCAATCTTGTCACGTACAAGAGTACCGTTAACACTATAGTCTGCCGCGGCATTCCAAATACTACGATCACGACCTTCTACTCGGAGCATATGCTCAAAAACATTGTGTAGGATTTCGTGTGCTACAACAAACTCAACCTGTTTAACTGTAAGGTCTTGAAAGAAGTCTTTGCTATAATATAGATGACGTCCGTCTGTTGCGGCAGTAGCGCACCACTCGCTAGCTTCTACAATTTTAAGACGAGTAGCCATGTTACCAAAAAACGGATGACGAAGTAACAGTCCAACCCGGGCGATTACAATTTTATCTACAATAGGATCGAGATTGCTCATATTTTGCTCCTGTTTATATAGTATATATTATAACAGGGTCCGAAGACCCTGTCAAACGGCTTATTTGCCAAATTATTTCTTTTCAGTAGCAGCCGCAATATACTTGCCGTATTTGGCATGGAAGTCGTCGAAACACTTGATCTCGTCTGGATCCAAAGGCAACTGATATTGAGTCAATGCAAGTTTGGTACCCATAACAACTAACTCAGTTTCGAAGTTAGTCATCATAAACTCAAAGAAGCAATTAACTTGATCGTTCCAGTCTTTGGCATTCTTATCGCTAGCATCTTTGAGCTCATAGCATAACGACACAGTCAAAGAGTACATGGCACTAATTTCCTTAGTGTCCATTTTCTTAACCTTGCCCTTAAGAATGTCTGTAGGATTAGGAAGCTTAGAAGAAACTTTACGGTGAGCCATAAACTTAACAGCCAAACCCTCACCAACCGCACCCGAGATCAAATCGGTCAATGTATCTGTATCTTCTTCGTCATCAAACAACAACTCAGACACAAACGTCCAAGAACGAGGAGTAGCAAAGGCACGTGATGCACTCTTAGGATCAAAGTCGTATAAGTCCTTCTTAGAGAATGTTAAGAAGCCGACTACGTCTTTGTGAATACGATTGTCAACAGCCCAACCAAAGTAGTCGTCCCAGTCAACTTTCATTTCCAAGTGAACAAAACGGTTAGCCAACGGAGCAGGCATACGGTAAGTAACACCTTTGTCAGTTTCACGGTTACCAGCGGCAACGATGAGCACGTTGTCGGGCAAGCGATAAGTACCAACACGACGATTCAAAACTAGCTGATAAGCCGCTGCCTGTACGCTAGGAGCCGCAGAGTTCATTTCGTCCATAAACAAGATGATCTTGTCATGCTGAGCAGCCATTTCAGCATCGGGCAATTCAATAGGCGGAGCCCAGTTCATGCGGTTAGCGTTACTATCAAAATACGGAATACCTTTAATATCAGTAGGTTCCCATAGTGACAGGCGAATGTCAATTACGTGAGCATTGAGTTCTTCACCCATTTGCTTAACGATATCGGATTTACCGATACCTGGAGGACCCCAAAGGAACAAAGGACGATTGGCTTTAAAAGCACGGCGCAAAGATTTTTTAGCTGCCTTAGGGCCAACGGTACGTGAACTAATTTCGCTCATATAATCTCCTGTAAAACAAGCGGTTGAATTAACTATCTATGTGTCTATTATAGTGTCATTAGTCGTCGCTGTCAACAGTATTTTCTTCTATTTTGTCATTTTGGCTATCCTGCTTATTCATAGCCTTAATTAGTCCATATTTACGAATGTCGTCAGAAAACAACATTAGCTCAAAACTCTTGCGTTCAGAGAATACAGTAATACTTTGGTTTGTTAAGTAGTATGGACTGTCCATGCTTCTATCAAAAAATATGATAGTTTGAGGACTCAAATCGATTGGCTCAGTAAACGGAATTTCGTAGCATTGTAGTTCCAGTTCTTTTTGCAAGAACTCAAATCCGTCGTCACTTAGTCTCAATCCGCCTATGTCTTTTGAGCGATGACTTTGCCACCATTTGAATAGGTGTAACTTTACATTAGCAGGATCAGTTGAGCGGTCTTTTTGTTGTAGAAATATTTTGGTATAAGTCTCTTTTGAAATCATTTAATAATTTCACCGCTGGTAAGTTTAACTACCTGGAAGTCAGAACAGTTAAACATTTGGTTGAGTTTTTTGGCTAGATTATGAGCATGGCCAGGATTAGAAAAACTGACCTTTTTATATTTTGGTCCGGGATAGCTAGTAACTGCACTAGAAGATTTTAGATTGAAAGGTTCGTTCTTATAGAACACTGCCCAGATAGCGTCAGCTTCTAGAATTTGTTCACATTTATAATTTTTCTTATTAATGTGCTCTAACAGTACTTTTGGCTTGGGTCTGCTCATATGCGTCCTATTATCTACGCATATATTTATCAATTTGACCCGAAGCCACCCCCATCCATACTAACTGTTACAGACGCTCCTGTGCTCGATTCTAGCTTTTTAAGTATAGTATCGTAATCTTCTAGAAGTTTAGCACTAACTTCGCCTAGACAGTAGGCCAGTGCTTTAGCTGTTTTAATATCCATTTTGATCTCTCTTTGTTGTGAAAGATCAGCAGCCTTTACCTGTTGTAAAAACTGCTGTATAGGATTAGTATTAATCGGACTTGGCATTACTTAGCACCTGTTTCATTTCTAATTCATCTTTAAACGGTCCTTTGTAAGGATACCGTTCGATGGTAATTAGTTTTGGACAAAAGCTTTTTACCCAGCCTTTGTCAAATTTAATAGTGTAGTAGCCAGCACAATATAAACTCTTGCTGGCACTGCTTTTAGTAAACAATGGTAGTTTACGCTGTACATTGAACAGCGGATTATACGGCTTACAACTAGTGGGGTATCCATAGACGTCTCTAGAATCATCTACGGTAATAGTAGTCTTTTCACTAACTTGAAAAAAGTCTCTACCAAATGTTTTAAGTAACTCGTCTTTTTTGGTAAAATACGTATCACCTTTACTGCTACTTATCATGTATTTGTTGCCTTCTTTTTTGTGTAGAATAGCAACCTTTTCACCGTCGTCCTCAATAATCCAAAATTTACCGTCTACAACAGGTTTGGCTTTAATATTCATTGTGTGTATCTCGCTTGAAAGGGTTCAGCATACTGCTGAATGTTATCTGAAATCTTTTGCATATCATATAGATTACAAAATTTTAATAGTCTAATACCAACTTGACTAATGTTTTTAGGTTCACTAGTAGCTTGTCTAATAGTAGTAGCAATTAGTTCTTTAACAGTTTCGGGTTGTGCGGCAAGATCAATAAGTGTGCGATTACGTTCGTAGTCATCTAATACTCTATGTTCGGCACCTTCGTGATCAACCCAACGTTGTAACATGAGATTATTCCAAGAATATCCTTTCTTGTTACGATCCTCAAATGCTTCTTGCAAGCCAACTTTAGTCTTAGTACCCTTAACACGCACACCGGGATATGCCGAGAATACATTGTCTGAGCTGTCGCCACGCATACATTTCTCAAACAATAACCATTCTGGATTAGGAGCACCTACAGGTTCTTTAGTTTTTTTATCTAGTACACTCTTATTTTTCTTGTCAAAAATACCTTCGTGTGTAATAGTAGTTTCCATTACACCGTTGTATTGTCGCACATTAGGAGCAATCAGCTGATAAAAATCACTGTCTGTTGAAATAATAATATGGTTATCGTTAGGGTGCGTTTGAATGAAGCCTGCAATCAAATCATCTGCTTCTAATTGTCCATTTTGTAATACTGTACAATTTGTTTTATTAATAATGAAGTCTTTAAACGTATCAAACGTTTCCCAAAACAGTTTGTCCTCTTCTTGTTCTTTTACAGTCATTGCCGCACGAGTTTCTGCTCGATTAGCTTTATAAGGCTTATAAAAGTCCTTGCGCCAGCTACGACCTTCGAGGCAGAACACTACATGACTACCGCCGAAGTCTTGCCATGCCTTTTTGATACTGTTAAAGGTAATATGAAGAGCCATACCTAGTTTAGTGTCAGCATCTCCTCTAATTACATGTCTAGCACGAAAGAATGTGTTAGCAGTATCTACGAGAATATAGTTCATGAAACCTCTGATTGATTTTTGTTAATTGGAATTACATTTATATAACCAGCACCTCGACCAGTATCCATACCTTCATCAGCTAGCATATTTCTTACAATATCTCTAAACCAACGATCTACAATTTCTTCTTCTGGATCACCGTCGAATCCATAACCGGCTTGTTTCAATTGTACTATAAAAAGATCATTCCAGTCAAGCTCAAAAAAGCCATTCTTAATATTATCTTTATTAACATGAGTATCTAAAACACTAACCCACGCTTCTCCCTTTGCATTAGCTCTTTCTTTAGGAGTCATTTTTGCTTGAGCTTCGTCTTGAAGAGCCTTTTCTGCAGACTCTTTGGCTTTGGTAACTTGTGCCTCCGCCTCAGCAATCTTTTTTTGAGTTTCAGCTAACGCTTCTTCCATTTCGGCAATGCCAAATAATTTTTTAATAAAATTTTTCATATTAATACCATCCCATAGCTCTTCCAAAACCAAATACATGTAAGCAGGCAAAATAACAGGTCATAACTAGCGGCCAACCTGCTCCTCTCCTAACAAATGCCAGTATACTAAAAACTGCACCTGTAAAACTAATAGGGTAGATCAACTGCATCGGCGGGTGTTGAGCAGTAACACTAATCCAGGTCATTGAAACAAATACACAGACACTGGCAATTGTCTCGTAATAAAATGCACGACGGTCGCTAGTATAACTACGAATCCAAAAATCTTTAACTTTTTGCCATAGTGTCATTAGGTACCCCACTCGTTTTTAAACAACGGCACTTGCAATCTATCACTGTAGCGTAGCCCATGCTTCATAGCTAAGTCTGCCACTGTACGATTGTTTAATGCGTAAACACTTTCAACACCACCTACAGGCATTAGATACACATGCCCTCTAAATCCTGCCTTACGAAATTCGAGAGTAGCTGTTATTGCGTCATCAAAATCATCTTCGGTAGCAATAACAAATTTCAAATAGGCTGTACCAACTTGTTCGTACTCGCATACTACTTCTGGACAGATAGCATCTTCCCACTTCTCTCCACTACACGGAAGTTTGGCACTTACTGAGAATGTAATCTCACGTACAGGACCACCGTTGTGCCAAGCCCTTATTTGCCATTTTTTTAAGTACTCTTTAAATTCTGGCGATAACTGTTGAGTACCGTTAGTTTCAAATGTAATCTCTGTTAACCCTGCCATCTTGGGATGATCTAGTAAGTCTGGATAAGCACGTTGCCAACCTAGTAATGGCTCACCGCCTGTAATAACTAGATGTTCGTCTTTCCACTCATTGTAGGGCAGTATCTCCGTAATTCTATCTGCGATGGCGTCTGTTGTAAGCATAGGACTAAGGTCCTTAAAACGTGGGTCCCAAGAAGCATAACTATCGCAACCAGTACTAACGAGCGGAAGTTCATTGTATGTTTTAAATTCTAAAGGATTAATATTATTTGCTTCTTGACTTAGTTCACCACGTGGCATACCAAAACCTTGACATTTGAAGTTACAGCCAAATGTACGTAAGAAAACAGAAGGCACACCCATATAGCGTCCTTCACCTTGTATGCTGTAAAACAGCTCTGCAATTTTAATTTTGCTCATAACTTTAATTTTTCCATTGTTGCAATTTTACTAATTCTTTCACCGAAGTCTTGATCATTAGTAATAATGTAAGTAGTAGTATCATTGCGATCCTTATGGCGGTCATAACGTCTAAACTCTACAACCTTACCACCTACTGCCGAATAAACTTTAAAGTTTAACACAGGCTCGTCACCACATACGGCTTCTGAGTCTCTTGAGGTGACTAATCCTCTAGGAATTTTACCAGTCTGTTCTTCTAATTCTTGACCTTGATAGCTCCACCGCCACAACATCTTTTTAAACCATTTCATTTACATGTTCCTAAAAAATCATCTAATCTTTTTGCAGCCTCGTCGAAGTCTACAGCCCACACTTTAGCTGTTATTATACTATCTTTAATCTGCATGTCAAATGGAATCTCACCATTAAAGCGAAGATCTTCTGGAACTTCTGTAGTAACAGTAAATTCGTTTAGATTCCTTGCACGAGAGATTAGATTATTAGCCATATCAACTGAGTTCATATTATTCACCTTGTTCACTATCTTTTGGAAATGCTTCACTAAATGGCCATGCAGTATTTGGATTTGGACGAGTCTTTAATTTAACATTTTCTTCAATAACTTCGCCTGTTAGCTCATCACATAAACTAACTTGATATGGTGCAATAACGTGTACAGCAGTATCTTCTTCTTGCCAATCGTGTTCACCGTCGAACAACCAACCAGCACCGCCTTCGTAATACAATTCTTTGAGTTCTTGTTGTTCCATTTCGTCAATGTCGTCACTGAACTCCCATTCGACGCTACAACTATCATCGAATTCGCAACCCCACCCTGCATCTGCTCGAGCATAGGCAACATCATCGCCTTCCCATGGAAGATTGCAATCTAAATCACCTTCCACAAAGCCTTGACCCCAGCGATAAGTTTCGTCTATGTTAAACCAACTAATACTACCGTCTGCATTTTCTCTAAACATCTCTACGTGGTAG